ATTAGCGCCGCGCTCGTTGCTAGGGTTCTCAGGGCCAAGCATCCAATCGTCGATAACGACCTTGGTGTTCTTCTTGTTCTCAGCAGTGGTGATAAATGGTTCGCTTTCACGCAGACCAGCGAAGCCTTCAATAATCATCATGGGCTTTTTCATTATACTATCTCCCGACCTGAAGCGCGGATTGTAAGAGAAGTTGCTGCGCTGGCGATTGTTGAAATGAAACTGCCAGCATCAAGTACTTGGCCGACCAACTCTGGAAATGTGTATGTTTCATCAGGCGCAATAGAGCGAGTGTCAACAATCAGGTTGCTGGCAGAGGCAGAGCCACCACTAGCCACGATGTTTACACCGATGGTCACGTTGCCAGCAGTAGTATTGGTAGCCGTAAACTTGTCAATGATAGCACGGCAGTTTGTCGCAGTGTATTGCGTTGTCTGTGAACCTTCAGCTTGTTTAGCTGGAATCAGTGCTTTTACGGTTACTGCCATTGTCTTATCCCTAAACGATGCTTGTTATAATACCGTTAGTAACTGTCACGGTCTTAGATGGACTGTCTGCTGTTATAAATGTACCAGATACGCCAACATTTTGAAATGCCATTGTTCCAAGGCCAGAAACTGCAATCGATATTGAACCAGCGCCAACAGTTATTGTGATGTTTGCGCCAGCGGTTAATAACGCTTTTGTGAGCGTATTACCAGTAGTGTTGCCTATCAGCAATTCACCATTAACGAAGCTCGATTGACCAGTTCCTCCAGAAAGAACAGGCAGTGGAACATCAAGGCCAGATATAAGTCCACCACTAATGTTTACATTATCCGCATTCTGAGATGATATAGTTCCAAGTTCATTCCTTGGCGCAGTTGCCAATAGATCAAGGATTTGCGACACAGCCGAAAGCTGAGCCAGCGCATCATTTGCTGAAGCTACAGCATTGCCAGCAGCCGTATTTACTTCATCAAGCGTAAAGTTGTCTATTGTATTGACGGTTGAAAACAGCAACTCAAACTGCTTTATCTGCTCATGGTCTTGCAGAAACGAGGCAAGTTGATCTCGTGTCAGATTTAATCTGGTTGGCGCGACTGCCATTAGAACGCCAACGCTTCTATTTGCGCCTCTAGCCTAGCAAATGACATATGAGCGTCTGATGTGCCTTGGAATCTCTGTATGCGCCAATTACGCATCCATCCCTGCTGGAACCATACTAAACGCTTTGCACGCTCTCCTGTCTTGCCAGCTTTAATAATCTTTAACTGACTCCATGTTTCGCCATCAATCGAATAACTCGTATTGATTGTCGGATCAGCGCCAAAGGCCACTGAACCAGTTAGGCCAACAAGCTCAAGCTGCTGGATGATAGCCCCGCGCCCTTCGTTATAAACGATGGTTGTGCCAAACTCCCAGCGCACAGTGTCGCCATATTGAGTTGAGATGTTCTTCACCAAGTAGCCAACATTGTTCGTGGTTGGGTCTCCGCATAACCATTTGTCATAGCACCAGACAAAGTTTTGAGCACGATACTTTGCAAAGTCAACAATGCTGCTGGTCAGAATAAACCAAACTGGCTGGCCTAGTTCCTTTGATGCAGCGGCATCATATACCAATGTGCGATCTGGAAGGTGGACATATAAATGCTCATGCGCTCGATCATTACGCGCTTCCATGTTTACCAGTGCAAGTTCTGCTTCAGTGTATTCCAGCAGGATCATGTCAATTTCTTGTGTGCTTATCTTATTAGCATTTGCGTTCACGCCAAGATAAACCCCTGGGGCTTCATTCCAGCCACTTCCAAGGAACGCACAGGTCTCTAGATAGATGCAGCAAGCATGTGTGCCAGTAGCGCCTTTTTCAATCTGAGCGCCTTCAATGCGTCTAAACGGGAATAGATCCCCGCCTACGTTGTCAAACACTTCTATCGTGTTTCTGTTTAGCGCATAAACCTCGTTGCGTAATTTCAGCAGAGCAACAATCGGATCAGGGTCGGCTTCTGCTGAACCGTATTTCAATGGGTTAACTGCAAACGGGTCAGTGAGTTCTGTAACTACAATAAACTCGCCATCAGTGGTCATAAAATAACCATCAACCCATACCACATCCAGCACGATACCTAAGTCTGGGTCTGTAACTTGCGTAACGGTGGTTCCGTTATAATAGTAAAGATTGTTATCAGACGCGATAGCCAAGAGGTCGAAGGAATAATCCATCGACACATCTATGCCATTGTCGCCAACGTCAGCAATAACAGTCACTGTCCCGTCAGCGGCAACGCTACAGAACTTTGATCCCATCACGCGATAACAAACGCCGTTCCAGTTTATCCCTCCGCGATCAATGCCAGGGCCAGTGCCGTTAGAAACAATGCCATCAGACGGACGTAAAAAACCATTACTGATTCCATTCGCCTTTGGCACAGGCACAAGGTTTACAGGGTAAGACGTTCTAAAGTCTGGCCCACTATCTGTAAAAATACCGCTTAGGATTGGAATCTGCGTCATGTTGTAAGCGTCTGCAACTGGGCATTAAGTAGCCGTGTGTTGTAATACGCAATTTGACGGATGTGGCCGTTGAGGTATACAGTATTTTCATTAGCGCCAAGTCGCATTTGCAAAACTGTCGGAAGCGTTCCTAGAGTATCAACGGCAACCGTTCCGCCATTACCCACCACTGCAAAATCATTAATTTTGTAAGTCATCGCTATTTTGTAAGGGGTATTTACAGTAAGCGTAGTTGAGGCTGCGGGGAGGTTTGCTTGTATTGCCCCTCCGTCTGATACAACGGTAAGCGGGTTTGCTGCGGTGTTGGTTCCAAGATATATCCGCTCAGCGTTGGTTCCATCGTCAACTTGAATATTTCGACGCAAGTCTAAAAAACTTGCCGTATCAGCCTGTACCATAAAGCTCCCCTGCACCGGATTGAACCAGCTAGAGAAGTTAGTGCCTGTCATAACTGCTACGTCTGGCGAGCGTGTTACTGCTGATCCTGCTGTTGGAACAAAACTAGTAGCAAATGCCCCCGCCTCAAGTTGCGCGTATTGAACTGAACCCGTGACTGTGCAAACTAATACACCTACTATTGGCGTAAATGTTAGTGTTCGACGGTTAGGGTATACGCCGGTTCCTGTTACGGTCGCAACAGACGCTCCCGTCAACGTAATTGTCCCCGTACCGTAAAAACTTATTGTATGGGCAACTGCCGCTACCGTAACGCTTTGCGTTGACAATGATGTTCCATCAATAAGACTGTTTAGCAGCAAGTTTATGCGCTGTTCTTCAATCAGCAGCCCTTTGGAAGCTAACGTTACGGGATCATAATCAAAACGTGGAAGATTAGCGTTTACAAGTTCTATTGCGCCGCTGCTGTTAATGCGGGTAGCGGTGTTTCCAGAACGGGTAAACGTAATGCGTGGGTCGAGTGTTCCAGAAAGGAAGTTAAGCGCAAGAGCAGGAGCCCCCGTTGTTGCAAGGCTCCAACGGCTGACATGTCCAGCGCCACGACCTCCCCAATGGATAGACATTAGAGACCTGCACCTGGCGTGAAGTAAACAATGCCAGTAGCGCCAGCAGCGATAGCAGCAATATAAAGGTCTCCGTTAGCACCAGGTGAGAACGTCAACACCTCATGCACTCCAGGGCCTACTGGAAAGCCAGTCGATGTGGTCGCTGCGACAGTTACATCGCCGCTATTGAGCCATACAGTTGCCGTGCCATTGTTGACAATGCGAACAGTGATTGGGGCATTGCGGTTATCAACAAGAACGCGCTGGGATGATCCAGATACGTTTATGTTTACAGTGCCAGCCGTAACAGGCGAAAATGAACGAGCTATCATATTTTTACTCCTATACTAGTAATCTAACATAATATTAGTGCTGCGTCACCACCACACTGCTACCACTTAACTTTGTCGGCCCAGAATGCCGCACTCAACTTACCTTTAGCAATATTCTTTGCGTGTCGAGCCTTAAACGATGCACGGCGCTTCTTATTAGATTCGCTTTCGCCTTTGCTGGCGGGTGAACCCATTACGCCCTG